AAATAATCATCATCAAACTTTAATGCTGCACTATTTATGTCTTGCGTTATTGTTTGAATAAGAGATACAGCACCAGTTGTTGGATTAATTTGAAAAACTCTTACTTTAGCATTTTCTAAAGAAATAATATATCTTTCATCATCAGAAAATACAAAAGGCAACAATCTACATTGCTGCGTTTTTGTTTCATCTATTGTTGTGTCAAACTCATAAATATATTTTAAACCAGATCTTTTTATAACACCGCCTTCGGTTCTTATAAAAAAGTTTTTTAACCTTTGAGCAGATTGATTATAAACTGGAGAGTCTGTTCGAGAGTATAACGAAGGACTTACTTCACCAAATGCAAAGTTTGTTAATGGTACTCGTACTTTCTGCATTATGTTCGCCTATTAGTAATAAACCTATTAGTAGTAAGTTTCCTCGTTGTTTGCTGTTGTGAATCTAGGTTTCTTGCTTTCATCATACTAGCTGCTGCTTGCTGACTCATCAATGTAGCTAAAGATTGATCCCTTGCTAATGATACAGCAAAAACAGAAGCAAGCTCATATTCAACAGCTAATGTAAAATATGAAGGCCAATCTGTTTCATCAGCACGATAAGTATAATCTAAAACTAAGGTAGCATTGCTTGCTTCATCACAAAAAAGTTTGTCACCATAAGTTTGATATTCAATAGGAAAATCATTTACTGTAACAACGTGAGTCATTAACCATCCAGTAGGTAACTGATAAGCAGCATCAAAACGACCTGTTGGCGGATCTGTTAATCTATTTAAGACAACTTGATTTGTTGCAAATCTCCAACGTGTATTAACTAATGAAGCTCGAGCAACATCTTCATACATGTTCGAAGAAACTAATGCTTCATTATTACCATCATCAAAAGATGAAATAGGATCTGCACCAATTAAAATAAGAGCGCGGCTACATACATCTACTGGTGAACTTGCCGCTGTACTTGAAACCGCCATATTAAATCCTCAAAAGAAAGGTGGGGCCGAAGCCCCAACTTATTAGTCACTATCGGTTTCAGCGATTGCTGTACCGTCAGAAATATCAACAACTGTACCAGTGTTTGAAAGAACACTACAAAGACTGGTTGTTGGTGTATTTGTATCAGCTACAATGATTACATCACGAACAGCAAGCATGTTTGCTGCATCGTTAAAGTAACCAGCAGTATTTACTGTAGCAATTGCATCTGTGGTTGTGTAGAACCACAAGTCTGCATTTGATGCTCCGCCAATACGAGTTAGTCCTGCTGCACTAAAAGCCATTATCTAACCCTCCTAGTTATTATCTAGCAGTTCGTATACGCCGTTGTCATCAATAACAACTGAACCCATTGACATCATTGATGTCGCTAGGTGCGATACTTTTTCTGCTACATAGTTTACTTCAGTTTGAACATCTGAGTTCACACCAATACCTACAGCACGCATATGGTAGCAAAAGTTTTTGCCACCAGAAACAGCAGACGTTGAGAAGATCTTGAAGCCCAAGAACTCTTTCATTGTCATACCGCCAGCAAACGGTAGATTCTGTGGTCCAACAAAGTCGCTTGAAGCAAACTCAGTAATGTTAAACAAATCTGCAAAACCAGCAGGGGACATAGCAATATAACGCTGTCCATCTTCTGGAATGTCAGCTGAACCAAATGTTTCAAATGCAGACAATAGGTCTGCTTTTTCAACGGCAGATGATGTGTCATGCAACTGAGTAGAGTTAGCACCAGCATCCATAGCTGTTGTGATAAGCTCATCAGTCTTACGACCCAACGCAGCAGCAGCAGACTCAGCAACAGCTTGACGCTCGTTGATATTTGTTTTCAACTCGTCAAGTTTGTCGATGTACTCAGCCGCATAGTAGTCAGCCATTGTTGCTTCCACATTTGTATGTGCAAGTTCCATTGGTGTAACATTACCGTTACGAGATTTTGTTGTTGCCGAACCAGTTCCTATTTTTTGGAAACGAACAACATTGCCTGAGACATTCGCAGAACGAATGGTATTACGCAGTTTCGAACCCATGCGCTGGTATGCAAGATGCACATCGGTCTCAAACTGTTTAATAAAGGCTTGGTCAATTGTATTAGCCATTTTACAGTTCCTAAGTTAAGTTACGTTTTGCATCTTGGGTGTCCGCTCAACATCCTCAACGAAGGTATCCTATCGGGCTTCTCAGTGTATTACGGGCCTTGATGTTTTATCTGAAACATAATTTTTTTTAGGATTGCAACGCACAAAATCAACATATTGTATATTTTTTTCCTGAGTAAAGCCTGTTGGATGAAAGCCAAGCCATACCGCCCAGTTTAACATAGATACATACTCTACATTTATTTGCATAGATAATTCATCATGAAACTGATCTAAGTACGATACAAGAAGCTTAGAACCTTTAGCTAACCCTTTAAAGTTTTTAGCAATATGTTCAGTAAACAAAGCAAACAATTGTGGTGGCTCTTCTGAATAAAACACGCCACTTACCATCATTATTTCCCAACTTTTGTTTCTTACAGTATAGACCTCAGAATCTTTCTCAAGATCAAGTAAAGCTTCCAAAGAAGAAGAGTAACCAAGATTTAATAGTTCCTTTTCTGTTTCAGTATGAAGTCTAGGAAGCATTTCTAATATATGATATTTATTAAAAGGGGTCATGTAGTATGACCCACTTGTTAATATCTTTACTTCATCCATAGAGCTTTTTATAGCCTTCATCTACTTGCTTTACCCAGTTATTATCACGTTTAGCTGGATTCCAGTATCTTTCGTCTTTCATCATTTCTTGAAGCTCTACTTCATTAAAATTAGATGAAATATTAGTTTGATCAGAAACAGAAGGATCTTTCATAGCTTGCATTATTGCTTCTAGTGCAATGATACCTTCAGCACTTTCACACATACGTTCTATAGCTGGCAAAGCTTCTTCAGGAAAAAACTGGTTAGCAAACAAAGATGCAGCTTCTATTCTTGATTCAGAGTTATCACCAAGTCTACCTGCCTCTGCCTCAAGATCCGCTTCTTCAGGCAAGGCACTCATGTACATATCAATGCCTCGTTTAAACTCTTCATGAGTATATCCGTTTTCAAAGCAATGATCAGCCCAAGCTTTTAATGTATCGCTTTCAATAGCCTCTTCTTCATCAAGGTAATCAGGTAATTCATACTCACCAACACTTGCTGGCACACCTTCTGAAGCTTGCTCAGAAAGCTCACTCATCAAGCGTTCTCTTATATCATCTTCCTTTTCACCCAGTTTTGATTCCAAAGACTTATATGCTTTGCCAAGATCTGCTGGATCACTAAACTTTTCAGGTAGCCACTCTGGTCTTTCAGAGGCTTGTTCTTCCTGTTGAGGAGCTTCTTCCGTTACAGCTTCTTCATTTGCTGTTTCTTCACTCATCTTTATTCTCCCTAGATTTTATTTGTGCTGCATGATTTGCTCTTGAAGACAGCAAACCAATAACAAATCTTTGACCCTCTAAATGTCTTAATTCATCATTAGATATATTTGGACCATTAGCAATATCAGTAGTAATTGACTTTAAATACTGCATTACAGACTGGCCTGTGGGCGTTGCTAACATTGCAGCAACATCTAAACTAATTCGTTCATCAACATCTTGAGGGCGTTGAATGCCATCAATACTTACATAAGATTTTTTACTCAAGCTTCTACTCCATAGGTTGTTGCGCTTGAGCCTCACTTTGCTGCATTTGCTGCATTAATGCAATCATTTCTTCACGTTGCTTCTTATCTCTTACTAAATTATCTGGAACACCAAACTTTTTAGCAAGATATAAAGCTGTTTCTTCACTGTTAATTAATATGTTTACAGCTTCTGGCCCAAATGCTTGATTAGCTAATTCTAAGAAACGAGAGACAGATCCAATATCTTGATTGGCTTGAGCCTGTGCTAATGGTGAAATAGACTTAACTTTTACTTCTCGACCATTGATTGTTGGTATTTCAATACGTCCTTGCTTTTTAAGAATATAAACCACACGTTGCAATACTGGCTGCACTAATTCTACTTGCAATCTACCAAATGCAGACCCAATGCGTCTTGATAGATCTGCCATGCGTTCAGCTACCTCAGTAGCAGATGCAGGTGTTTTATTAGGATCTCCTAGCATATCATTGTATAATGCACGTTTAATATTATTCTGCGCTCGATCTAAATTAAGTTGTGCAACATCAAAACGACTTGCACTTGGTATCGGTTGCAAACCTGCTGATCCCATAGCTTTAGGAATAATAGTCCCTGGAACAAGGTTTATTGTATCTGGATTTATTATGCCATCGTCTTCCATTTGATAAATGCCAGAGATAGCCATCTGTGCATTTTCAAGAACTAATTCTACAGTAAGGTTAGCTGTTTTAATTGCACTCAAAGCATTAAACAATGGACCTCGTCCATAGACTTCACCAGCACATTTTGACCAACGAAAACAAATAAATGGATTAGACCCGACACCTTGCATCTCTCTTTTCATAAGCAATGACTTTGTTGTCATGCATATAGCATAATGAAAAAATGCTGATTCATTAGCTTTTGAATAATCTCTACAAACAACTTCTAATACTGTTGTTGTTTGATCAGATTGGTTTTGCATTAAAGATTGTAGCTGACTGTTAAACTCACCTTTTGGATATAGTAACTTTAACTGATCATATCTTATATATTTTCTTTCTCTAAACACATGATCTATTTGATCATCTGGACCAGTGTCTAGTATGACATGAGGCAACGGTATAGCTGAAAAACGTATCGGATTTATTGAATCACCTTCTTCACATACTAAGACACCAGTACCAACTGCTAAGTCCATAAAAGACTCATGCACCTCTTGAGCAAAGTTAGAGTTTTGTATTATCTCAAATACATACTCAGTAACTTCTTCAAGATCATTATTTACAGCATCTCTGTCTTCTCTTGGAGTTTCAGAACCTGCTGTAAAATCTGCCCATCTAGCAAAATTAGGAACAAGACCAGACTGCAATCTTGATGCAAACTCTTGAACGCCTACAACTGCAGTTTCATCAAAGATCTTATCATCGCGTCTTTGACCAGATACTTCATAATAAAATGATTCTCTTTGTGGCAATGCATATTCATAGCATTCTTCAAATACATCAACAAAGTTAGTGCGTTTTGCTTTTGCCTTGTCGTAGCGTTGCAAGTACTGTTTTGCAATAGGATCAATCATTAGTTAAACCTGCTATAAAAACCTATACCACCACCTGCTGATGTTAATAAACTGCGTCTACCTTTACGTCCTGATCTTCCTGATCTCATCCTTCGCAAACCTGCTGGCGTAAGCTCTCCTTGTTGAACAGGCATTCCTAACTCAGCTTGCCTATATGCTTTCCCCATATTGTTATCAGCAGTAGCAGCAGCTTCCTTTTCCATTTCTAAGAGTTTTAAACGCTCTGCTTCTTTTTTAGCTTCTGCTTGCTCTTTGGCAGCTTCAGCAGCTTGTCTAGCTTTTTCTTGTTCCTCATCTATACGAGGGTCTCTCTTTGCTTTTCTGCCACACATAGAAAATCTCCTTTGTTAATTTTCTCCAAATCAGAGAAAATAATAATTTGCAACGCACAATTATAACCTAGCCCAAAGTCCTTGCCTTCTTTCCTTTGTAGGTCTTTTGTTAAATACATCAAAGTTTCTTGGCGCAACAATAGGCTTTGCATGTTTTTGATTATTAAGCAAAGCTCTGCCTTCACCTGCACCAAGCATCATATACTGCAAAGCGTCATGAATATGAGAGTACATATTTTTGTCTGGCTTATCTGCATACCTTTCGCCACTAACTTCCATACGCTTATACTGATAGCCACCTTCAAAACCTTTGATTAATTGCTGACATCTTCGGTCAATTAAAAATGCTGGCTTGCCCTCGACCATCTTAGTTAGCTGGGAAGAGACAGCCTCCAAGCGAAGATCAACAGAGTTAGAAGGGGCTGGGAATGCCCTCAAACCAGCACCACGCAGAATATGAAAGGGAGTTGATTCATCTGTCTGCGCTCTAAAGTCCCCAGCAGGATCGCCATATATGTATACCTCAGATGCTTGGGAAAATCGGGAGGAGATCTCCTCGCGCAACACCTCGGCAAACCTAACAATCCCCATATCAAAAGCCACTATCTCCGACTGGACGAGCCAGCGACCTCTGATCTTCTGCCCAAGTGTAGCCGCTGGGGTAAGCCCAAAGTCCAAGCCAACATATAACGGTGCGCCAGCCGCCACCGCTATTTCCTCTTTGGCTATGTGTACTTCTGCTGCGAACATTGGGTATATCGGCTTTCCATCTTGGATAGATCCTAGCCTATTCATAACATAGACATCAATCCAGCTTTTTGTTTTACCCCTTACTAAATTGGTATAATAGTTGTTTAACATATGCTTTTTGTTTTCAGCATCTTTGTTAGGCTTGTAATCAGCTACCTCACCATCTTCATCTTTAACTTCCAGCATTCCACAAGGCTGTGTAAAGAAACGCCAGTTATCTGGCTTTACTAACATCTTAGCTTGCTCTCTTGGAATATGATCAGGGATTGGTACTTCACCTGACATAATAGGCCACCAATGATCTTCTTCTGGAGCGTTGGTGTCTGCAATAACACCAGTCCAACTTGGGCCACCGTCACGCATAGAGGGGTAACGACCAACACGCATAGTACATGCATCAATGATAGACTTCGGTATCTCCCTTGCCTCATTGATCCAGATGCCAGTCAATTCGAGAGAGAGGAGTTTCTTGACATCTTCGGGACGATCAAGGGCAAGGAAGATTACTTCAAGTTCGACTTCGCCGCGCTTGATATTGTGTGTGTATGGGACTGACCATGTGAACTTTCCCCATTCGTTTTCTGGGAACCAGTCAAGCCATGTTTTAATAGTTGTAGTTCGTAGCTGTGGGTTTGTGTTTCGTATAATAGCCCATCGGGATTTTCGTTTTCCGTCTGGGGCTTTCTTTTGTTCCAAAGCTCTGCGAAATACTTCAACACAACATCCTACTGATTTACCAGATCCTACTGGGCCTCGAATGCCACGAAAGAAAGTATCATCTTTCATAAAGCTTTTAAGAACTTCACCGTCTGGTTTATATTTAAAATTGACCACTAGCGCAGCCCCTTGTCAACTCCAGACTTAATCATCTTCTCAACGACCTCTGGGCCAATGTTTTCTATTACATTGTCTACCATTTTGTTAGTAACAAAAGACTTACCATGCTTGCGATCAAAGTGTTGAAAATGTACTTTCTTCACAATTCTTCGAAGCATAGTAAGTTCCTCTGCCTTCAAAGTATTTACAAAGCTCACTGTTCATAAGCCTCATTAATATCTGGCGTAGAAGGATCATCAGCTTTTAGCCTACCCTTGGCATCTCTAGCACGTTTCTTTTTTGCTGGTGCTTTCTTCTTAGGTTCTTCGTTAGTCCACTCTAGCCTTCGAGACTCAGAGGTTCTTGTCTTTCCTGTGTATGTAGTTCCAGCAAGCTGATGAGTTTCCCCATCATAAACCTCCCCAGTGTTTGCTATTATCCAGCCCATAATTAACTCCTATATTGTTTTACTTTCCTAGCAATCTTTTTCGGTTGAGCCACAAACTGCTTACCCTTTGCCTTACCCTTTCGTTTAGCTCGGGTTGTAGCTGCATATTCAGCATCACTAAGAGCAGCAATAGCCGCGCTAGGTAAGTACCGTTCACCTGTCTCACTAGACTTCTTCCCAGACTTGGTGCGCCACTTCTGCTTGCCCCAGTTTAATAATGATCGCTGTGACTTCTTCATTAGTTCTTTCTAAACAAGCTTGGCTTTGCATACTCTTGTGGCATCTTCATACTGCCACCACCGCCTCTACCTCGAAGAGATAGTTTCTTTAACTTTGTTTTGTTTTCAACTTTCTTAACAGCTTGAGCTTTTTTTGCTTGTTTAGCTGCTCTAGTTATTTTGCTTGCTTGTTTTTTTGCAATGTTACTTGTTTTATTAGCAGATTTTTTTGCATCAGCTTTTTCAGCAGCTTGTAAAGGAGATAATTGTTTTTTTAACCTTGAGATAGTATTTCTCATGTTATCTATTATTTTATTTCTTTTTTTATATGCTGCGCTTGGTGGAGCATCAAAATCTCTTGCTGCCAAATTAAAATGATCTTCGTCATAATTATATTCTGCTAAATCAAATATTTTATCATTAAGAACATCTATTCTTTTAAGAAGTGTTGATATTTTCTTTTGTCTTGCGGATGCCATTACTTATATCCTCCACCGCGCTTTTTATATTCCTTGGCAAGCAACTGCGCTTTCCGAGCAGACCACTGACCAGCAGCCGTACCATGTGTAGCTCTTGCCTTAATACGCTTAAACAAAGTTGCCCTCATTCTAGGCTTTGTATAATTACCTGCTGCATTAACTGCCATTTACTTTAACAAGATTGTACTTGTCCCCTTAATTCTTGTTGCGCCTTTAAGCTCTTTTGCTCTTTTCAAAAAACTTTCAAGCTTTCTCTTCTTTTTTTCCAAAGAAGGTTTGCTTTCTTTTCCTTTAAGTAATCTAATACCACGCCTTATAGCTGTTACTGCATCTACAATAGCATTAACTCTGTTATCTTTCATTTTATAATCTGGTATTGTAGATAATTCTTTATTAACTTCACGCAGCAATGTTTTAGCTTTTCTAGCAAATGGTGCTATTTCTTTTCCAATATCTTCAGCCATTAGACTTTCCCTTTAAACTTCCCTGCATCTGGATCTGGAAACTTATTAATTTTTTCTAAGAGAATATCTAGCTCCTTCTCTTTCTGTCTTCGAAGCTTTTGTCTTTCTCTTATCTTCGCATTCTCTTCAGGAGATCCACCCTCCTTAAAACTAAAACCGCGCCCAATGTATTGACGCAATATCTTTAGATTATCTCTACCACTACTAGCTCTAAAGTCATCGAATGTACCTAGTTCATCCTGAAGCACTTTAATCCTAGCTTGTATCTCTTCAAGACTATCTTCTCTTGTCTTTGGACGCAGTAAAGACTTTGGTTTTTTAGCCATATTAGTTTTTCCTGAGAAGAGAAGGTCTCTTTGCAATATCCTGTGGCATAGCTATTCCACCGCCACCACCACCACGGCCTTTCATTTTTCTAGTATAAATTCTTTTGCGTTTATATTCTCCAGTATCCCTATCTGGGCCAAATTTTTTGTCACGATTTTTATCGTCATCTATTTGTTTATTAACTTCATTTAACATTTTAACAGCTCGCTTTTGAACATCTTTATGTTCTTGAGCTAATTCTTTATTAGTAGATCTTTGAGGCCCATCTACACTATCATACGAAACAACCACTTTTTTAGGATTCTTTAAAAGAGTTTTTATTCTTTTTTGAGCTGTAGTTATAACTCTTCTTAAATATTTTGCTTCATCTTTTGGACCTTTTGTATCAGAAAGTCCTAATTGAAATCTCTCTTGTATTGAATAATCCATTACTTAGCCTTTGCTTTAAGTATCTTTCTCTTCAAAGCTGGCGGCAGTGTCTTTTGCTTTTCAGTCAACATAGTTTTTTTCTTTTTAGCTGGTCTGCCAACCTGTGATCCATATGTTCCCTTACCCATAGGCATTATGCTGTTCCTTTCTTAGCTTTGTTTCTTCGGCTTATTGCTCTGGCCTTTGCCCTTGCGTCCTGTTTGCTTGAGGCTCCCCACGCTCTTAAGCTGAGAAGAAGACGGGTTGGTCTTCCCTTTTCGTCCCTTTCGGGACCCTTTGCTGCCCCCATCCTTGCTAGGAAGCTTGCCCTTCGAGGGTTGTCGCCCTTCTTTACTGGCGGCTTTAGTGTTCCGCCTGTCTGCCTTTTGTACGACCTGCGACCCTCCTCGTTCAGTCCCCCCGATGGACTCTGTCCCTCTTTCCTCTGCCAAGCTGGAGTCCGCATTCCATAACCTCTTTATCCATCTAAACATAATCGACCCTTACATGAAAAAAATATTATTTCAAACGCACAAAATACTTTGTGGAAAAAAAATGGTGGTGAACCATCCCTAGCAAGAAAGTAACAACAGTTTTTGGGGGCGTATGCATTATAAACAAAGAGCGTCAGAAGAAACTGGGTGTTATGTGGTCATTGATCAGGCGTTAGCCTAAATCAATGGACACCTTGATATCACCAGCCACTTGCACTTGGGATCTATCTATCGGCTTGTATCCCGCACGATCGAGTATGTCCTTGCTGGCTTCCAGCTGCACATACTCACTCTTAGCTCCTGTAGCTAACCGCATGACCCTTGCAGCAGCTACTGTAGCATTCATTCCCAACTGTTCACTCACCCTTCGCATCATGTACTGTTGGACATGCGGTTGGCGTAAGGCTTTGAAAGCACTGACTCTTCCTGAATCGCCCTTAGCATAGCCAGCTTCTTTTGCAGCTTGAGTGACCGAACAACCAGAGGCTACAAGTGTATCCACAAGAGCCTCTTGTTTTGGTGTCAATTTTCTATTTAAGATATCATTCATTGTGCGACTTTGGATGCCCCCCCATATAGTTCCCCCCCAGAAAGCACCAAAACAAGATCTCTTGTCAATACCG